CAGTTGTAGGCACGAATCACTTTGACAGTAAAGTAACACAAAAAGTCAAATATACAAAAGGAACGCCGGATACAAATTTGGACGCGGCGATTGCAATGGTGCAGGGATCAGACGGAGACGTTACAGGAATGGCGCTGTCAAATACATTCGGGGCAGACATGGCAACGGTAAAGGAAAACGGAGTCAGACAGTACCCGGAATTTCGGTTTGGAGCATCGCCGGAATCTCTCGGAGGAATGAAAACAAGTGTAAATAAGACCGTATACAACGACACTGTGAAAGATCACGCAATCGTGGGCGATTTTTTCAGCGCTTTCAAGTGGGGGTTCTCGAAAGAAATCCCTTTGGAGATCATTAAATATGGCGATCCGGACAACACAGGAAAAGACTTAAAAGGTTACAACCAGGTTTACATTCGCGCAGAAGTCTATCTCGGATGGGGCATTCTTGTGCCGGAATATTTCGCGAGGGTGGTAGACGAAACTTGATATACAGAAACAAACGGACAGGGAATGTGATCGAAACACAGTGCGAACTGAAGGGCGGAGACTGGGAGGCGGAAAAGCCGCCCAGATCCGCCCCTAAAAAGAGAAAGACGGTGAAAAAAGATGAATAACTTTGCTAAGATTGAAGACGTTGAAAAACTGTGGAGATCGCTGACGGAAGACGAAAAAGAGCGCGCAAAAAACTTACTGCCAATAGTAGAGGATAGCTTGAGAATGGAAGCCGATAAGGTAGGGAAAAACCTTGATCGAATGATAGAAGAAAAACCATATTTAGAAAATGTTGCAAAGTCTGTAGTTGTAGATGTGGTAGCGCGCACACTTATGACGTCAACGGACACAGAGCCGATGACGCAGCGGTCGGAATCGGCTCTGGGCTATTCTGTTTCGGGGACATACTTAGTACCGGGAGGAGGCTTATTTATTAAAAAAAGTGAGTTAGCAAGGCTCGGACTAAAGCGACAAAGAATAGGAGTGATCGATCTATATGACGATGATAAAAGGGATCACAGTAACGCTCTATGAAAAAGAAAAAATAAACGAAGACGCCTTCGGAAAGCCGATCTACAAAGAAACGCCGATAAAAGTCAAAAATGTACTTGTAGCCCCCACGAACACATCAGAAATTTTGGATACGCTGAACTTAACAGGGAAAAAGGCAGTCTACACGATCGCAATACCCAAAGGGGATGAACACGTGTGGGAAGACAACAAAGTAGAATTTTTCGGAGAAACTTGGAAAGTGATAGGGCTTCCACAGCAGGGGATTGAACACAATATACCGCTGGAATGGAATCAAAAGTGGATGGTAGAGCGATATGGGTAAGAAAGTAAAAATTGTTTTGAACAGAAAAGGAATCACAGCACTATTGCGATCGGAAGAGATGCGCGCAAACATACAAAAACACGCGGAACAAATTGCCGGAGCATCCGGCGGAACAGTCGAGACATATGTAGCGCAAACAAGGGCGGTTGCGGAAGTAACAGGAGACGACGGAAACAACAGCTTATTAAAGGCGGTGGGAAAATGATCGAAGAAATCGTAAGAGAACACCTAAAAACGATTCTGGACGTACCGGTGTTAATGGAAGAGGAAAACGAGGAAAAGAAATATATCTTGATCGAAAAGACTGGAGGAAGCGAAGCGGATTATATTAAACACGCAACGCTGGCAATCCAGTCTTTTTCTACACCGCTCTACTCCGCGGCTGAATTAAACGAAGAAGTAAAGAAAGCAATGAAACGAATCGCAGAAAGAGATGACGTTTGCAGGTGCGAACTAAACAGTGACTACAATTACACGGATACAAAAAGAAAAAAATACAGATATCAAGCTGTATTTAACATAGCGTACTACTGAAAGGAGAAAGAAAAATGTCAGATGTGAACAATGTAAGTGCAGGAAAACCCAAAATAGGAGGAGCAGCCTTCGTAGCGCCGATTGGAACAGAGCTGCCGAAAGATGTAACGACACAACTTAACGCGGCTTTTAAGGGACTTGGATATTGCTCTGACGATGGGATAACAAACACAAACAGCCCGGAAACGGAAGAACAAAAGGCATGGGGCGGAGATACAGTGCTGAACATGCAGGCAAGCAAAGCAGATACGTTTAAATTAAAGCTCTTGGAAGTGCTGAATGTAGATGTATTAAAAACAGTGTACGGGGAAAACAACGTAACGGGAACGATAGAAGACGGAATAACAATTAAAGCAAACAACAGTGAGACAGAACAAGTATCTTGGGTATTTGACATGATACTAAAAGGAGCGGTGAAAAGAATTGTAATTCCGCAAGCAAGCATCTCAGAGCTAGGGGATATTGTATACAAAGACAACGAGGCAACGGGATACGAATTGACAATCGCAGCAGTCGCAGACAAGACGGGAAATACACACTACGAATATATTAAAAAAACAGGATCGGAGGTAATGAAAAATGATTAAAGGAACAACAAAAAGCGGGTTTGACTATACAGTACAAGAAGAAGCATTAGACGATTACGAACTGCTTGAAGAATTACGGGAAATAGACAAAGGAAACACAAGTCTGGTAGTAGACGCAATAGAAAAAATCATTGGACCAGAACAAAAGGAACAATTAAAAGAACATGTGAGAGACGAAGCGGGAAGAGTGTCGATAAAACGAATGTTTGATGAAATCGGGGAGATTTTAAGAGGAAACCAAGAGGGAAAAAACTCTTGATCCTCGTTTGTATGCTAAACACAGACGAGGAGGCGCTCGTATGCGATTTTGCGGAAACGTATCGGATTTATAACTATAAAGAGATACCGTGCAAAATGGCGGCGATATATGCAAAAGGTTTAAAAGAAAACGCGAGAATAAAAATGAAATTGGCAGGCGTTAAAGTTACGCTGGAAGATATGCTATTGGCATCTATCGCAGATCATACAAAATTGCTGACATGGATGCAAACAGAAGATGCGCGTAAAGGAAGAAACAGACCCAAAACGATATTACCGAGACTACTTGGCGAAGAAGAACGAAAAATCATATCGTTTGAAACTGGGGAAGAGTTTGAGAAAGAATGGAAACGGCTGACAGAAAAAGGGGTGAAATAGTGGAAAAGACAGAACTTGCGAAGGCGTATGTGCAAATTATACCGTCCGCAAAAGGGATAGGCGGAATGCTGCAAAACGAAGTAGGCGGAGAAACGGATGCGGCAGGAAAATCGCTCGGAGGCAGAATCGGCGGAGCGATCAAAGTCGCTGTAATCGCGGCGGGGATCGGAAAAGCCATTTCTGCGTCAATCAGCGAAGGTGCAGAACTAGAGCAAAGCATAGGCGGAATCGAAACACTATTTAAAGACAGTGCAGAGAAAGTAAAACAAAACGCTGCGAACGCCTACAAGACGGCTGGGATGAGCGCAAACGAATACATGCAGTTAACAACAAGCTTCTCCGCGAGTCTGTTACAAAGTTTAGGAAATGATACAGCTAAAGCGGCAGATGTGGCAGATATGGCAATGACAGACATGTCCGATAACATGAACAAAATGGGATCGAACATGGAGGATATCAAAAACGCATATCAAGGCTTTGCAAAGCAAAACTACACAATGCTGGACAACCTAAAACTAGGATACGGCGGCACAAAAACGGAAATGGAGCGGCTGCTTGTGGATGCGGAAAAAATCACAGGAGTAAAGTATGATATCAATAATTTATCAGACGTATACTCGGCGATTCATGTAATACAAGGAGAGCTTGGAATTACAGGAACAACGGCGAAAGAAGCGGCAACAACACTGTCGGGGTCTTTGGCATCCATGAAAGCGGCGTTTAAAAATCTGCTCGGGAATATTGCGATAGGAGAGGACGTTACAGATGAATTGAAACAGGTCGGAGAAACGGTCGTTACATTCTTGACAGGTAACTTAATACCGATGATCGGAAATGTACTGGCGTCAATTCCTGATTTGCTCGGAAAGGATTTTGCAGCGGCAGGGCTGAACATGATCGCAGAGAACAGCGATCAAATATTGGAATCAGGAGTTTCGTTCGTGACGTCGCTTGTAACAGGAATTATAACAGCGCTTCCGTACCTTGCGGAGGCGGCGCTGAACTTGGTAGCATCTTTTGCAAATGCGATTTTAACGATGGATTGGCTGCTTGTTGCACAAAATCTGATAACGGGATTAAAAACGGGATTGGAGACAGCGGCGGTTGAAACACTGGGAACAGATACAAATATAGTAGACACGATCATGACGGGAATATCGGAGAAATTACCGGAATTCTTAAACAAAGGCGTCGAGATGGTGACGAAAATTGCGAACGGAATACTAGAATCGCTCCCACAATTAATTACGATGGCAGGCGAAGCAATAGTAAGTTTTGTTAGCGGAATGCAGTCGATGCTTCCGACGATAATGCAAAAGGGAGCGGAGCTTATTTTAAATCTTGTCAACGGTATTATAACGAATTTGCCGCAGATTGCATCAGCGGCAGGAAGTGCAATTATACAATATGTAGCAGCAATAGGGAGAAACCTGCCGTCTGTATTACAAAGCGGAATCGAAATCATCGGGAAATTAGCTGCGGGATTAATACAGGCAATACCGAAATTGATCGCACAAATACCAACGATCATAACGAACATAAAAAATGAGTTTTTATCCGTGGACTGGGGAAAAATCGGGTTAAATATCATAAAAGGAATCGCGAACGGATTAGCAAATGCAGCAGGCGCATTGTGGGACGCGGTAAAAAGTGCGCTGGGAGACTTTAAAGACAACATATTAGGCTTCTTCGGGATTCATTCGCCTTCGCGCTGGGGAGAATACGTAGGTAATATGATCGATCAAGGAATTGCAAACGGAATTTCGGGTGATGCAAAATTAGTGACAGACTCCACGGACTTTATAAAAAAAGCTGCGTATGATCCATTGGTTACAGATTTATCATACACGGCAAAAATCGAAAAAACAGGGAACGAAAACGGGCGGCGTGAAATCGAGGAGACACTAGACGCGATCGAGAAAATATTAATCGCCATAGCGGGGAAAAAACAAGAAGTTACAATGTTTTTAGACAGACGAGAATTAGGAAGAGCTTTAGCAGAAGCGTAAAGGTAAGACAAAATGATACGATATATCAATTCGGAAGGGAAAGAATACAAATTTTACGATGCGAGAATGAGAGCAACGAGCGGAAATTTCCACAAACATACATGGAAGCCGGAAACGAGTAAAAGAAAAATAGGAGAAGCTGTACAAGGTTTTGAGAAAGACGCGGCGGAGTACGAAATTACTTTCACGATTAGAGGAACACTTGAAGACCGAAAAACCTTCTTGGATGAAATACAGGACGCGTTTGAAACGGATGTTTTGCTGAAAAGACCGGGAACAATTTATTTTGGGGATTATTACATAGATGGGTTTGTAACATCGTCCGAAACAAAAAC